GACGAGCGACTCTGGAAACCAGGGGTGGACAAGAGCGGTAACGGTTATGCCGTGATCCGTTTCCTCCCTGAGCCTGATGGGGAAGATCTTCCTTGGGCACAGGTTTGGAGTCACGCTTTCCAAGGACCAGGCGGATGGTATATTGAAAACTCTCTCACCACATTGGGTCAGAAAGATCCTGTTGGTGAAATGAATCGCACACTTTGGAATAGTGGCATTGATTCCGACAAAGAGATTGCTCGTAAGCAGAAGAGGAAACTCTCCTACTACAGCAACATCTATGTCGTAAAGGATCAACTGAATCCTCAGAATGAGGGTAAAGTATTCCTGTATAAGTATGGCAAGAAGATCCACGACAAGATCGTGTCTGCCATGCAACCCCAGTTTGAAGACGAAGAACCTATCAACCCCTTCGATCTTTGGTCTGGTGCAGACTTCCGTATCAAGATCCAGACCATTGGTGGTTACTGGAATTATGATAAGTCTGACTTCGCATCCCCCTCTACACTGGGCGGTTTCGATGATGACAAACTGGAAGCACTGTGGAAGTCTCAGTATTCCCTCAAGGAATTCACTGATCCTTCTGCCTTCAAGTCTTATGAGAAACTGGAGGAGCGTCTGAATATGGTCCTTAATAAGGGTCGCACTCAGGTCCGCACTCGTGACGAGTCCCTTGAGGATGAGTCTGAGGGACGTGGGTCATTCAACTCCCCTGACATTATGACACCTGGACAAGTGGTCCAACCAGACCCCACTCCTAGTGGATTCGGTGCTAAGATTGAAGAAATCACAAAAGCAGACGATGGTCCTGATCTGGACTACTTCGCTGCCCTCGCTAACGACGACTAATGAAAAAACTTGCCCTTGCCTCTCTGCTGCTATTGTCCGCTGCAGCACCCGCTAATGCACTCACCTGGAAGGAATTCTGGGAGCCGTTTGAGGGGCATGGGCATTACCATTCGCACCACTATTATTATGAAGCACCTCCTAGGAGGCGCATGTGTGAGGTGCAAGTAACCCGACGTGTTTGGGTCCCTGGTCGTTGGTTAGGGCACTACGAATACGTCGAAGGTTACTGGGAGAAGCAGACCCGTCTCAAGTATAGACCCTGTAGACGCTAACCCATATATTATTTCACTTTCTGTTCCCAGGAAGGTCGAAAAAAAATTCGGGGTATTTTTTCGCCCACAGGGTTTTTCGGTATTTTTACTATGACACACTACAAACCTTATTCGCCTGAATGGCACAGATACCGTTATTTGGCGGAAGCGTTAAATCAGTATCTGGACGACTATGTTGAAAATGACGTAATTGTTGAAGATATCCAAAGTATCCTTAATTCGCGATCTGAGGCATCTTATGCCGATTTCAACAAAGTCTCTGAATTAGAGTCCAAATTGCGTAAATGATCCTATGCTCTCAACCGCTTATCGACTCCGTTTGGAGTCCATTTGCAGATGCATTGCAAATAAAGAAACTGTCCCTATCGAGGACATGATCTGGGCAGAGAAACTTGCCAAACGCCATACAACTGCTAGGGACTGGTTAAACAAAGCACGTCGTCAAGCATCTCAAGACATTGAGGAGGGTAGTATGGATGATTTTATGAATAGGATGGGATTAGGAGACCCCGACCCATCCAATTATAGGACGGGGTTTGATGGTGCTGAAGACATTAAAGATTGGTTTATGAGGGAGAAACCCGATGACTGGCGACAACGTGACTAATCGCAATATAGCGAATAACCTTCTAGAGAAGGTTGGTGAATTATTGGATGGAAAGGTGGAGCATGTCATGTGCTCCGATAAGCGTACAACACACGAAAAAATTGTCATTACCTACAATCACAAGGAGAAGTAATGGTAGTACCTCAGACAGCAGTAATTTATAGTAATGGATCACAAGAATGCGAAAGAGCAGCACAACTGCTAAAAGCACTAGATGGTGAATATCTCGAATATCGCCTAGATCAACATTTTGACCAAAAAGCATTTGAAAACGAATTTGGTCCAGAAGCACAATACCCACAAATCGCGCTAGGAGCACGACATGTGGGCGATTTGAAAGAATTGCTACATGTAGCGAAAGATAGAGGATTTATTTAATATCCCCCACCACCACTATAAGACCCTCCGCTGGACGTGCCACCGCCAGAGCTCTGACCACTAGAAGATCCAGCGGATCCATATTGGTTGATCACGGTTTCGGTCATCGTGCCAGCGGTTTCAGTAGTAGCGGTAGTATTACCTGTTGTAACTGCAACGGTGCTACCATCAGCAAGCACATCACCTTCAGAGATAGTAGGATCACTAGATCCAAAGTTTCTGGAGGTGTATTCTGCTGTAGCAGCAAATTGAATCGAGGATAGTTGTCCAACCAGAGTCTGGTATGTTGGTTTAACGCTAGTAAATGCCTCGGCAACAACACTGACGGTCTTCTTAACGCCTGTAAGAGGATCAACCTCATTAGAAGGCAAGTATTCAACCAGTTTCTCAAACTCTTCAACGAATGAATCAATATACTGAGGTTTCAGGACATGAATACCTCTCTTATAGTCATTCAGTTTCATCTCATAGTCATAGTTAGAGACAGGTCTTACTAATTCTTCTCTAGGAACTACACTGCCATCAGGTCGTGAGTATTGGAAGTTTTCTGGGACCTCAAATCCATCTCTCAGGATTACATCACCCTGTTGGTTTTTAATTTCCTGTGTTACCCAATGATGGATGCTTTCTACATGATCAGCACCATACTTGCGGACCATGTAGTTATACATCTCCTGCTCAGACATAGGCCATTCATCATAAATGTTGATGATGTTGTTGGTAATGAGTATGACCCAATCGTAACTGGTATCACCATACAACTTATCAGCAATTTGATCAGGTCTCTCGTTATTTTGAATGAGGTATTTCTCAAATCCAAGAATTACATCACTCAAATCATCGCGGATCTTGATACGACGGAAGAGATTCTTTGCCTGGACATAAGGATCATTGTTACCAGTGCGATAACTGGATGTCCTTACGAATACATCAGGTAAGTATGAGAAATAATTTGCCATTAGTCTTCAAAGTCGGCGCGTGTGCGGTATTTGGTCTCTTGGAAAGTGAGAGTCATGTTATAGACAGCGAAACCAAAGTCTGCACCATCCATGCCAGGAATTTGTGTGCGGATTGCAGTAGAATCACCGAAATCAACACTCATGTCTTGTAAAACCATTCTATAAGGGAAACGCAGCAGTTGCTGCATATATCCACCTTTACCATTGATCTTACCTTTGTTGATCTCTTCCTCGTCTCCTTTACTGGTGTATCTAACGATTTCTGCCTTAAATTTATCGGGAATCAGCAACCAGTCGTTTTTCTTCTCTGGGTGCATTGATTGTCTAAGACTACTGATGATTTCATAGATCACCTGCACATCTTCAGCACTTTTAGGCACAAAGGTAAACTTGAAACTGTGAGTAATGAATTTAAGACCTTTGAAGAGCATTTCTTCATAAGGGTTAAACACTTTACCCTGTGTTATTTGAGAGAGATCGTTAGCATCAAGATTCATACCATAAGGTGACACTTCACCCACCAGGGTGTTGATTGCAGTAGCACCAAGTTTGAAACCAAGAGCGGGTTTTGCTGCTTTTGCTGCAGCAGAGAGGTTATTACCAAATTCTTCACCCTCAAGAGATCCACCACTTTGCACCACGCTAGCAGCAGCATTTGCTACTGCATTACCAACTGCACCAAGGTTTTTACCCTCATACTGAGCAGAATACTTCTCATTCATGCCAGGGGGAAGATATAAGTAAAGACTCTTCTTTATACCGCCACTACCCTTATCCTGATTCTTGTCACCCCTCTTTTGGTGTTTATAAATATCTAATTTAAGGTAGTCTATAACTTCCGTTGGAAACGAGGCAGCGTCTCTAACAGACTTTCTGCTACTACCATTCGTCCCTAACGGTTTGACCCTTGGAAATACTAAAGTTTTTGACATGAGTTATTCGGGTAAATTCAGACCATCAAATAGACATAAGTATAAGGGTGATCCCACGAATATTATTTATAGGAGTTTGTGGGAAAGAAAGTTTATGGTCTGGTGTGATAAGAATGTAAACGTATTGGAGTGGGGTAGTGAAGAAATCGTTATTCCATACATCAGTCCTGTTGACGGTCGGATTCATCGCTATTTTCCCGATTTCTACGTCAGAGCACGAACAAGGAGTGGAGGGACTCAGAAATTCATTATCGAGGTTAAACCGAAGATACAGTGTGCGCCCCCTAAACGCCCAAAGAGGCAAACTAAAAAGTACATAACTGAGGTGAAGACTTACGGTGTTAACCAAGCAAAATGGAAGGCAGCAAGAGAATACTGTAAGGATCGTCGTATGGAATTCCTAATTCTCACAGAAAAAGAGTTAAACGTATGAGCATCTTCACTGATGTCAAAGATCTTGCAGAAGGCAAGTCACAATCAAAGGAATGGTATCGCAGTCAACTGCAATACGGTCTGGAGCCATATGAAGGCACCTTTGAGGTCGGTGATGTCATTTTCTTTGCATACTCTGCAGCGACTGAGAAACTGCAGTTTTACGATAGATTCCCAATGGTGAAGATATCCGACAAAGATGACCCAAACATGCAATTCTCAGGTGGTAACTTGCATTATCTACAACCATCAGCAAGAAAGACAATCGCTGCACAGTGGTCTATGGGCAGTCCCGCGTATCCTGCCCGTTGCCATCATAAATACTTTATGTCTAATGCTACCAACATCTACACTGTTAAACCGATTGATCTGCAGGATATGACTCCATTGCCTATTGAGCAATTCCTATTTAATGCAGCAGGTCGCTGGATCGAGGTCCCTAGCAGTCACATCTGGAGTCGAGTTTAATGAGTTACAGAAATCCCAATAGTTTTCTCCGATTTGCTGATCTAGTAGCAAGTGGTGAGAAGGATATTGCAAAGTCAAATCTATTTTCGGTAGAGATCACTCTCCCACCGATGTTATATGCTACTGGCAGAGCACCCAACTATCGGGAGCATTACGAATCCATCAATTACTTCGCTGATAGTGTAACTATTCCTGCTAGAAGGATTAAGACGCAATCAGTTAAGACTGTTGGTATGCCATATGATTATGCATATGGTCAGCAAAAGCAAGAAGTAAGAATGTCCTTCATCATGACAAAGGACATGTATCATCGTCAATTCTTTGAGAATTGGATGAATCTCACTGCTAGCGATGCTGAAAACAGAGTTACATTCTACGACGAGTACACAGCAGACATTCAGATCCTGAAATGGGAGAATGGCGCTAACGTTGTATATAAAGGGTCTAATAATTTTAACGGAAGACGAGTTAACTTTGAGCAGAGGATGAATAGATCCACTGCAGTCTGGCAGATGTATGGTGCATATCCGTTTGATATCTCAGCGATGTCTCTCAACAATGGACCAGCAGATCTGCTGAAGATTGATGTTGACTTTAAGTATGAGAGATTTAGATTTGACACAGTGGCAGAGGATATACTATCCTTTAGTCCTAATGCTAATGATAAGGTTATTCGTAACTTTGATGAGATCTTTACCCGTCTCGGTTTTGCAACCTCTCAAGCAGATTCATCCTTCTTTGGCACCTAAATAAATTTAATAGTTATGGAGCATTATGCCTTTACCTAAGCTCGCTATCCCCGAGTATGATCTGAAGTTGCCTATCACTGGCACTAAAGTTACCTATAGACCTTTCCTTGTAAAAGAGGAGAAACTGCTCTATCTCGCTATGGAGTCGCAAGACGACAAGCAGATGATCAAAGCAGTTAAGACTATCATCAGAAACTGCACCAACCTTAAGGGTAAGGTGGAAGATCTCGCAACCTTTGAGATCGAATACATCTTCCTTCGCATTCGTGCTACTGCTGTTGGTGAAGCAAGTGAATTCAAAATCACCTGCCCTGATGACAATGAGACCCAGGTCGAAGTGATGGTCCCATTGAATGAAGTTGAGGTTGTTATTCCTGCTGACCATGAGAAGAAAATTCTTCTCGATGATGAAGTGGGTGTGGTCATGAAGTATCCTTCGATTGATGTATTCATCAGTCAAAACATGTCGGATAATCCTAATATCGAAGATATCTTCGAGTTGGCAGCAGGTTGTATTGAAAGTGTTTACGATAAGGAAGAAGTCTATGACAGCTTCACTAAGCAGGAAGCACTAGATTTCCTTGAAAATCTGAATTCTGAGCAATTTGCTAAGGTCCAGAAATTCTTTGAGACTATGCCTAAACTGTCATACACACTTGAGGTTACTAACCCTAACACTAAGGTTACATCTGATGTTGTGCTTGAAGGACTTGCAAGTTTTTTCGCATAGCCCTACTGCACGACAGTCTTGAAAACTACTACAAAACAAACTTTGCCTTAATGCAGCACCACAAGTATTCACTAACCGAGTTAGAGAATATGATACCGTGGGAACGTGATGTATATGTGAATCTTCTCCTCGCACACATTGCTGAGGAAGAAAGAAGGCAACAACAAGATCAATCACGCATGTCCCTCTAATGGCAGCAATCCGTAGTTTCGTAAAAATTCAACCGATAACTGGTAAGTCAGGTATCGCTCAAAACATGGATCAGGTGCGTAAGAGCATCAATCGCATGGGGAGCGTAACAGATGGCATTGCCAAGAGTTTGTATGACACTACTGAGCTTCTGAAGTTTGAAACTGAGTATCTTTCAGACTATTCTAAGACTGAGGTCACTGACAGCAAGAGGGAAGATAAGAAGAAAAAGACCAAGTGGACTAAATCCATGCGGGATTTCAGAAGGACTTTCCGAAAGAAGAAACGTGATCGATTAGAAGATGAGGCAGAGAAGGGCGTAGAGGAAGGCAAGGAAGAAGGCAGGAAGGCAGTAGAGAAGCAGAAACCCAAACTAACCATGTTTGGTAAGTTTCTTAATGGTCTTGCCAAAGTCTTCAAATATATGATCATATTTGCAGCATTGACGTGGTTGGAAAATCCACAGAATGCTCAAAATGCTGTAAAGGTATTCAAGGTATTATTTACATTAGGTAAGTTTGCATTCCAAGTTACCAAATTTGGGGTTGGTCTGTTACTTGATGGACTGACTAATGTTATTGGTAATTTCCAGGAAGAAGGTGCTATCAGACGTGCATTCCGAGGTATAATCGGAGTTGTACAGATGATGGGTGGTCTTGCTGCGCTTAGGACAGCACAGTATATGATCATGCCTTGGAAGTTGATGAAGGACGTTAATCGTCTGAGAATGATCTTCCAGATGTCCAACCAGCAGTCTGCAGAGCAGGATGCTAACCAGAAGGTAAGAAAGAGCGGGTATAGAGATAAGAAGACTGGAGTTATATACTCCAAAGAAGAATACGAGGCAATGAAGAAGTCTGCCGCTAAGGCAGACCGCAAGAGTCCTGGTGCTCAGAAAGCATTTGAGGACAGATTTGGTAAAGAGAGTCGTTTCTCTAAATTCAAAGGTAAAGCATCTGCAGCACGCAAAAGATTTGGTGCTGGTGCTAACAAAGCATTTGGTAAGCTCGGCGGTAAGTTAAACGTCGGCATGAGCGTCGTAGGTGGCGCTGGTAGGATTGCAGCAGGTCTTGCAAGCGGTGAGAAGGCATCCTCTGCTATTGGTGCTGGTGTCGGTCAAGGTGTTGGTGGTCTGGTTGGCGGTATTGCTGGCACAGCACTCCTAGGACCCTTCCTAGGACCATTTGCACCTATCGTTGGTAATGCAATCGGTAGTTTCTTAGGTGAGTGGGTAGGTAAAGAGTTAGGTCCAATCATGGAGCCTATCTTTGGACCTATCGGTCGAGCATTTAAGATGATGTTTAAGGTGGTTAAGTCCGTATTCGGACCCATCTTCCAGAAACTTGCTGAGCCTCTGGGGTTGATCTTCCAGTTGATAGGGGAGCTCGGCAAAGTCCTTATGGGTGCTGCCAAGATTCTTGGCGACTTTATTGGATTCATCTTCGGTGGATTGATGGATGCCATTAAGGGCACTGTACAGTTTGTCGTCAACAACGCCAAGCGTCTGATGGATCCTGCCTCTGTGGGTAAGGGTGTCTTAGATGCTCTGACATTCAACCTATTTGACTTCGACGGAGAGAATAAGAAGGCAGCAGGTGGTCCTGTAGGAAGGGCAGCAGGTGGACCAGCGCAGTTTGGTAGTCATCCTGACATGATTGCTGCTACGGGTGGCATCTACCTCAAGGCAATCGTAGGAAGTTTTGGTGCATTTGGATTTGTTGGTAACAAGGTAAAATCTGTCCTAGCATCTGATATCCAGAAAATTGGTAGTGCATTTGGTGTCAGTGTTGGGACAGGTGCTGGTACAGCAGGTGGTGTAAGTAATAGCGTATCCTTCCAAGCAACTCAGACTGAAAAGAAAAAGGTTGAGGCAGCTAAGAATCTCACCTATAAAGAAAACATTTACAATGCGATTGATAAGGGATTAAATAAAGTCCTAATCGATGGTATCAAGATCTTTAATCCTGCATATGCTAAAGAAGCTGAGCAGCAGAGACAGCAAAGAGTTAGTGGTGGTGGTCAGACTCCCCAAAGTGGTAATAATGCATCGGTAGGAAGTTTCTCTGGTGATGCAAATAGTGGTAGCGTCCAGAAAAAGGGCGTAAGTATTGCTAAGAATTTCCAAAAAGAATTAGGCATTACTAAGCAAGCGGCCGCGGCAATCGCTGGTAACTTTGCACATGAATCTGCAGGGTTTATTCCTGGTATTAGAGAAGGTGGACCCTTCGGACAAAACTCAGCACCTTGGCCTAGGGGCACAGTTGGTAAGGGATATGGTTGGGCACAGTGGACAAACGCTGCACCTGGAGATAGATACGATAAGTTTATTCAATCATATGGCGGTGACTATTCCAAGATCCCAACAAATGAGGATAACTGGAGGTTTGCTGTCCAAGAGATGAAGGGTCCTGAGCCATTGGGCTCAGAATTCTCCAACATGACTGATGTTGCTGCAGCAGCAGTTTGGTTTAGGAAGTATTGGGAGCGTGCAGGTGTCCATCATGATGGACCTAGAATTCAATATGCTCAGCAATTCCTGAAGGAGATGGATGCTGGTGGTGAAGTAGATAAGTATGGTATGCCTAAAGATCCTGGCATGATGAGGCGTCTGAAGAAGTCTCGCAAGAATATGAAGAAGGGTCTCAGCAAAATGGCAGCTGGTGGTCAATTAGATAAACTTGACTTTGCTAAAGGTGCAAAAAGTGCAGACACTGCACGAGGAATGTGTGTTGCTGGTGTTATCTACACTGCTGAAGCAAATGGAGCCCTTATTGGAGCACCTGAAGTATCTGGTGGTGTAGATCCAAACAACCATCCAAGAGGTTTGATGGCATGGGCAATCAAAAAAGGATACGGATCTGTACCTGGCACAGGAGGCAGGGCAAGAAACATTAAAGGTCCCTTTGGTGAATTTGGCGTAACCTCCATGACGGAGAGTGAGTGGGGAGATGCTGTAGTTGATGGTAAGATTCCTAGTGGAGCTCTGATCTTTAACACTAGACATGGTTGGGATTGGAATGGTGGATCTAGCGGTAATGATGCTGCTATTGCTCAAGATGGCGGTGCAAAACTTTGGAGTGGTCACTGGCAATATAATTTCCAACATAAAGGGAAAACAGTTGGTGCTGTCTATAGTGATGTAAAAGAGATTGTTGCACTTACACACCCCCAAGGCAATAATCAGGCACATGATGGGTTAACATCACCATCGATGGATGGCAATCAGAGCGGAGCAGGATCTGGTAACTCACAAACAGAGCCAGCAAAACCTGCAAAACCAAAGACTGCAGCAGAAATGCTGGCAGCGTTTGAAAAAGGACTCAAAACCGCACTTACAACACTCAGCACTAATATCTCAGGTGGTGGTGCCAGTGAGTCTGATGCACAAGCAGATGCTCTATCTGTAAAACCCTCAACTGCTGCTACTGGAGACGGCGTAAAAATTGATAGTAGTGTTACCCCCGAGAGGATCAATGCACTGGGGTCTATTAGAGATGATGCTGTCAAGAAACTAGAAGCGATAAGAGATAAGGCACAACGCGAGGAAGAGGGTGATATTGTCCCTGTTTACTCGGAGAAAGTAATCATACAAAAGGTTACACAGACGATAAATACATCAGGTAGCACTAAGGCTGTGTATACCAAACCTTCGCCTCTTCTCACTAAGTAATAGATGGCTAACACACCGACAGTTAAAGTCCAAAAGGCAAAACTTTATAAGATGATCTCTTATAAGGGCACTGTTGGTGGCAAGAAGTTTAGTGCCCTGACTGCTGCCGATGAGTTAAGTAAGATCGCTCAGGATCAGGATAAAGCATTTAAGAGTATCACCTCAGGTATGAATTCCTTAGGTGCATCCCTGAATGGCATTGCTCTCCAGATGGAGGCAATGACTCAAGCAATGAAAGATAGAGTCGCTTCTAAGATCAGAGGTGACAAGATTATTAAGAAGCAAGAGGATGCTGCTGATAAGGCAGAGCTAGATAGAGAGAAAAAGAAGACTGCTGAAGAGAAGCGTAGAGAGTTAAAGAAGAAGAGAGACGAGGCAGAAGATCAAAGCGAGAAGAAGAAAAAGAAGAAAGGATCTGAGGTAGTCCAGAATTTTAAGGAGGCGGCGAAATCTGCTTTCGGTGGATTCCTCGGTGCTATCGCTAGATTCTTAGGTGGTATCTTTAAGATCTTCCTTGTATTTGGTGCATTGGATTGGATCTCTAAGAATCCAGATAAGGTCCAGAAACTTGCCCAAGGACTCGCTGCTATTGGTAAGTTTGTCTGGAATATAACGTCATTCCTAGTGGGGTCGGCGTTTGATGGACTGGTCAAGTTTCTAGAGAATCCCATATCTCTGAAAGGGATAATTGGACTAGGACAGTTTCTACTGTCTGCTGCTCCTATATTCTTAGGGATTGCATTCCTTAAGAATCCACTAGCAACTGCAAAGACTGTTGGATGGGTCGTAACCAGTCTGATTAAAGGTATCCTAAACATTGGTAAGGCAGCGAGAGCTGGTGCCAAGGTTAGGAAGTTTATGGGCACCAAACTCGGTAAGGGTTTGATTGCTGGTGGTCTTGGTGTTAGTGCATTCTTAGGTGAGAAAGGTGCTGGTGCTAGTAATGCAGAGGCAGTCGGCGCTGGTGTAGGCACCGCTGGTGGTGCTCTGGTTGGTGAAGCTATTGGTAGTAAGCTCGGTGGTCCCCTTGGTGGGATGATCGGTGGTGCTGCTGGTGCTTTTGTTGGTGGTAAGGCAGGTAAAGCAATCGGTGGGTTTATGGAACCCATCTTCAAACCAATCGGCAGATTCTTCAGCATGATTGGTGATGTCTTTAAGCAGGTCATGGCACCTATTAAGGACAGTCTGAGTGGTTTCTTTGAGATCCTTGGCAAAGTAATGACTCAGGTGCTTGATTTCATCGAGCCCCACTTACCAATGATCAGTAAGTTGGTGGGTATTGGTATTGAGGTTGCATTTGCACCCCTATTCATGGGTATTAAAGCACTGACTGCAGTGCTGAAATTCTTTGCACCTAAGACTGACGAGGTAGATAAGGAGAAGAGTAAGTCAGGTAAGGCAGCAGGTGGAAGATTCCAGACTGCTAAGATGGTTAAACCTCAGATGGCATCTGGTGGGACATTTAACCTGCAAGATGAGATGGCAAAGCAACTTCGTAAGACTGCGAAGTTAGCTAAAGCTTTCGGTCAGTTGATGCTACTCCCATTCAAAGCACTGGGTGTTGGTATTATGACTGCTATTGGTGGTATTGGTAAGGTATTCGGAGCATTCCTTCCTGCACCTATTAGAAACATGCTGGGTGCAATGATTGCACCTCTTGCTAAGATCTTTGGTGTATCAACTTCTGTTATTGGTGGAAGTGCTGCCAATAAGGAGGACATGAAGGGTGGGGATAAAGGTAAGACAGATAAGGATCCAGCAATCACCTGGGAGGAAAAACTTCTAGAGGCAATCGCTGGCGATCATGGCACCATCTCACTGATTGGTAAACTATTCAGCGCGATCCTGGATCACCCCATTATGAAGGGTGTGAAGGCAGTGGCAGGCGGTATATTCAGTGGCGTTGGGCGTTTGTTTGGATTCGCCGCAGGTGGTCAGGTGCCACAGGCAGCGATGGGTGGATGGATCTCTGGACCTATGTCTGGTTATCCTGTGTCACTGGATGGTGGTGCTACCACAGCATTCATTGGTCATGGCACTGAGTGGGTCGGTATGAAGGGATTTGCAGGTGGTGGTGCATTTGTTGTGCCATTTGACACTCCTGCAACAAGAGGCAATCCTGGTCTCACATCACAAAGAATGGGCGAAGCAATGCGTGGAGGTTATACTATGCCATTCAGTAGAGGTGGTAATCTTCCTAAGTTTGCTGCTGGCGGTAAGTTTGATCCTAAGGCATATGCAAAAGATTCTTTCCAAGCAAGTAGAGTTGTCCTAAATGATAAGTCATATTATGTGACCTATGATATTGCTGGAGAAGGTGCTGATCCACGTACAGTCACCATCAAGAGCATGTCCAAGAGGACTAAGGCGGCTAACCTAATTGGTCAAGGAGAAGAGAGAGTTGGTGTTAAACCAGATTCTCCAGAATTCAAAGCAGTGATGTCATCTGGTGGATTGAAACAGGATATTGCTAGTAGACATAAGTATGGAGGTGGACCACGGAATCGGAACGCTAAAGCAGCAAACATTGGAGAGATAAAAATCCATCCACAGGCAATGCTGGCATACAGATATAACAAGTCTTACCAAGATAATTATGCATCTTGGAAATCTCAGCCAGGTATCAGTGATGAGCAAGCACGACATTATGCTTCCCATGCTGCCCTGAATTTGGCAGAGGTTAGTGCGGATGGAAAATCAACTACAACTGCAACCACTCGTGGAGAGGAGAATTTAATTGTCAATGAAGAAGGTCAGACTGCAGATGAGTTGACACCACCTCCTGCTAGCAGTGATGATTCTAAGGAGAAGAAGAAAAAAGAGACTGTTGACGAGAAGATCAAGAGACTATTTGGTAAAGATGGTGCTCTAAGGACTGGTCTTAAGGAGATGGGTAAAGCTCTGAGCACTTCTGAGACTACCAATCAAAATGGCACGAAGGTTGATGATGCAGCACAAGCTAAGACTGAATCTAAGCTAGATAACTTAAAAGCATTGACTGCTCAACGTGCTGCAGCAATGCAACCTATCGTCATGGAGAAAGAAGCAGCACCCATTATGGGCGGTGGTGAGAGTGAAATTATCATCCCTGGATCGGATAAGAATGATGCTGACGACTTCTTAATGCCTAAATTCGGTGTGCTCACTGAGTTTAATTCCACTCTTAGTAACTTAATGTAATGGCAGATAACAAGTCTAGAGAATTTCAGTGTAAAAAGATTACTCTTACCACACTGAAAGATAAAGAATTTGATATGAAAGACATGGTGGTGGAATTCAAATACTATGAATCCATTGAGGCACCATTCACTCGTATTGAGTTTGCAATAATGGACTCTATTGATTTCAACCTGAATCTACAGGGTGGTGAGAAGGTTGATGTACACCTAAAAACTCTAGCAGCAGATGATAAGGGTGATCTTAAGATGGAGTTTAAGGTCTATAAGATTGGTGACATTATTAAATCTGAGAGAGGACAGTTATATAAACTCTTCTGCTGTGCTCCTGAGATGTATAACAATGAGTTGAATAAAGTCTTCAAAGCATTTGGTCCTATCGATGAAGGTGGGTCTAAAGATGTTGAGAATATACCTAAACATGTAGTCAAGAAATATCTGAAAGCACCTAACAAAAGAATCAAGGAAGAAAACTTTGAGGATCATTCTAGAGTTATTGTTGTGTCCCCTAACTGGAGACCTGTAGACCTTATCTCTTACGTTTCTGACAAGGTTACTAGGACAACCACAGGAAAGGGTAAGGCAAAACAGTCTGGATTTTTATTCTTCGAGAATCAAAGAGGGTATAACTTTAAGTCTATTGACATGCTTTGTGAGCAGGGTGTTGAGTTTACATATACATACAAACAGCAGGGTCAATTAGAAGAGGATGATCCTGGTTACTATAATATTGAATCTATTCAATATCCTGATAAGGCAAACCACCTCAGACACATGAGGTTAGGCACATATAAAACTGTTACCACAGGTATTTGTGTGCCAATACCTACGCTGAATAATGCCACACAGTCAGGTACTAGTAGCGATAAGAAGTCTGCACCATCTGGCACAGTATATCCTGCTAGAGAAACAGCATTCGATTCCATCTTCGGAAGAGCTAGTAAACTGGAGTCTAATCCACCCTTCGATATGCCTGAGGAGGTCGAGGGGGAGGGTGCATCTCCTACTAGACAGAAAATGCGTGTCATACCAGCACTTGCACACCAGCAAGGAGATTCAGGTAAACCGACAGGAGATCCTGACAATGGCACTCAAGCATTTGATACTTTAGCAGTTGCAGAATATGCAGCGGCTAGATATAATTTAATGAAAGCAATTCAATTAACCATCACTGTACCTGGAAACGCTGCACTTTGTGCAGGAGACCTAGTTAAACTAATTATTCCTGGATCTAGAGAAGAAGGTCGTAGAGTCTCTAGAGATAGAAAGTTTAGTGGGAAGTATCTTGTTGCTGCCCATACATTTTCTTATACCAAGAAAGGATGCACATCCGAATTGCTTTTAATACGAGATTCAATTCCTAAAAAGTAACCTATGGAAAACATCGAAGCACATATCCAGAAGGATAAAGAAATTCTGGATAATCCTAACACAAATCCTCAAATGCGTCGTCACATCGAAGGCGAATTGCATGATTTGGAAGAGTATGCTGATCACCATAAGAAGGAGATCGAAGCGGGCGACCATCACGATCCTACATATCTTGAGCTCTACTGTGATCAAAACCCATCAGAGCCCGAGTGTCTAGTCTACGAGGATTGACAAACCTACAATAAATTATTATAATAACCATGTAAGGGTTGAGATGAATAACTTTGAAGAGCTCTTGTACGGGCATTATCGAAACAAACTGCAGGCGCAGTCTAACCCATCACAATGGCCACAGATAGATATCAGGATTTGGCAGACTTCATCTGGAGTCTTTGAATCCAAGTCCTGGTATAAGTATAAGGGTGAAAAAGAGCCATATAATTGGTTGAGGTATAGGATTACAGAATCTACCGAGACCACTGTTAAGACTGATATTTTTAATTACATAAGTAGGGAAGACAGTTGTCCCTTTATCTGGACTTGGGATGGTAAATGGTGGACAGGAATCCCTGATGGATTCTGTCAAGTAGGAAAGTATTTGATCAAGTCTAGAATTCGATTCAATGGATTGGATTATAGATCGTTGGATCAGGGGTGGGATACTGAGAGTGACAAGCAAGCATGGGGTAAACCTGATACTGAAGGAGAATTCCAATTCGTGTTACTCGATAAATAATCACACGGAATTATTATTCAAATGAGAGAACGGACTGACTACTTAGGTAGAGACGGGTACACTTGGTGGATTGGGGAAGTTGAAAGCAACAAGGACCCCTCTAAACTGGGTCGTGTCCAGGTGCGTATCCTCGGTTGGTATACTGGTCACAAAGCAAAGCAAGCATATACTAAGGAGATGCCTACAAAGGTGTTACCTTGGGCTCAGGTATTGCTGCCGTGTGATAAAGCACAGACTAAATCAGCAGGTACAACCACTGAGTTGCAGCCTGGTGCATGGGTCATGGGATTCTTCCTTGATGGTGATGAGGCACAGTTGCCTATTGTTTTGGGTGCCTTCCGTGGTTTCCAAGTAAAAGAAGATCCTAAGAAGAAGACGACTGCTGCCGATGGTAGCGTTGCAGAAGAGTTGAAAACTGAAACTCCTGGTAAGAAAGACTTAGCAGGTAACGAAAGAAACGACGGTAACCCATTCCCTAAGAAGCAGACATCCACACCCCCTGATCCCACAGGATCTGGTCAAGAAGAAGCGCGTGGTGCTATCTCTGCTGCTGAGGAGACCCTGCCTGGTAATGTCGATGGTAACCCAACCAAACCACCTGTAGAGAAGCAATCGATTGCTGACGGTGTTGCTGGTCCTAGTGGTCAAGGTTTCAATACTGACTTGGAGCGTATGCTCACTGAGTTGGGTAATATGGCATCGATGCTTGCCAGTGGTCCTGGTGGATTCATCTCCCTTGCAACGGGTAAGAAGGTTGCAGGCGACAAGGTGATGGAGCACATGGGTAAGATCATGAATTTCCTCGCTGGTGGTATTGCTGGTATTCTTGCACCACTGAAGGAATTGCTTGCCAAACTCATTGCTGAGGTGGTGGGTAAGATTGTGCAAATCATTTCTAGTTTCGTGCCTCTGGTTGTGATTAACACAATCATGATGTTTCTTGAAATGATTTTTGATATCTTCTGCATGAAGAAACCGATGTGGTTGGGGCTAGTGCAAGCCGCAATATCGGATGTCTCTGCGTTCGCTAATAATATAGCGACGCAGATTGTAGATAAAATTGCTGATAAACTTAAAGGTGTTGATTCTGCTGTTAAGGGTGTAACTAACCGTATCCTCAGTGGTATCACTAATACAATGAATCGCGTTAAGGATATTGCTGGAGATGTGATCGCTGCTGTTGATATGGCAAAGGGTATTGCAGGTGCAGCGAGAAACCTCGGTGAGACTGTGCAGATGATCTTTGAGTTTGACTTTACATCACTCAACTGGGCAGGTTTGATCAAACTTCTGTTTGCTCTCCTCAGCATGTTCTTCAAGAAAGATTGTGGGAGGTCTATAAAACGACCGCGATCTAAGTCGTGGTTCCCGTTAATCGGGACCACGGAATGTGACAACATTCAAGAGGCAATCGTTGGCACACCATACTCCAGTTTCGATGATGCTATTACTGGATCGGGAAGCGGTGGTAGTTACATCGATAAGATGTTTACTGCTATCAATACAGATCTGATGGAGGTGCAGACCTTCCTCAATGGATCTAAGAAGATCAATGATGCCACTCCTGGTGTTGAGAAGCAGATTGAGCAGGGTCCTGGTGGTGTTACCGACTTCCAAGATGCACATGGTAACGTTCACAAGAATGTCCCCAATAATGAAACCAAGATCACTGGTAGAGACAAGTGTGAGACCATTAAAGGTAACTATGTGTTGACTGTTGAGGGTGACTTCTATTTGAAGGTCATGGGTAACTATCACGAGGAAGTGACAGGTGCCAAGAATGATAACGCTTCTCAGGGTCCTCAAGCAAAGTCTAAGGGATCAAGTAAGAAGGCAGATAAAGTAGAAGCAAAGAGTGATCTTGATGCACAAGCACAGAAGTCTGCTGCCCGTGCCACTGGTACTCTTGTAAAAAACCCCGAGACTGGTGAGTATGAGCCTACTGCAGTTGGTAGAAAGTCAACTAAGATTTCTAAGGCAGGTACAGACGTTACATCTTCTATTGAGACTGCTGGTGCTGATAAGTCTTCCACTAAGAAGAAGAAGCAGGACATGATTAACATGGTCCACATCCAACAGACTGAGCGTGATCAATACTTCAAGGCATTGCCTGGTGGTCACTTCTATCCTGTTGATGAGATTCCTTTCCATCCTGAGGCAGATGAGCATGGCAAGGTGCCATGGGGTAGTCAACTGTCTGGTAAGTTGGAAGATAAAAAAGAGCAGAAGTCTGCACAACGTAAAGAAGGTGATCATGAGATCGCATACACTGGTGACGTTAGTATCCAAGGTGCAAAGGTTAAGATCACTGCAATCAACTCACTGGCATTTAACTCTCAGACTATCAAGACTGAAGCAAATACGATTGAAAACATTGCCTCTGGTGAGATTACTAACGAAGCAAACTGGATCTCCTCTTTCCTTAACAGTGGTAGATTTGAGATCGTTGCAGTATTCAACCCACTCAAAGCACTGTCTGGTCAATTCACTTTTGTGAATGGTGCCATCGTTGATGTTACTACTGACCTACCTATCCCTGGTCTAGCACCTCCTACTCAGACTAGAATCTGTCTGGGTACATCGATGCCTGCATCCATGAATGACATCATCATGGGATCTACTGCTGGTGTCCACTCTACATTCATCGCATCTCCTACAGGTGTTATTGCTGAATTTGTGCCCACTGGTGCCCTGTTGAATCAGGTTGCTACTGGTCTGATCCACACGGGTGTTGGCACAGGTTACATGGCAACTGGTTGCGGTCTTGGACCCCATCAGGTCTATGGCTTGCCATTGCTGCTGAATTGAGGTATGATATGGGAGTCTTCATCATGCTCCCATGTCTACGGAAACCTACCTTGAGCACATCTGGGTCAACATCACTCAACGCACGGTCAAAATCCTTGATAACGAAGGAGTTGACGAAGTAATTCGATGGAAGTTTGATGAAGAGGGTGCCGAGGGTTTCCAAGAAACCATCGTCTCCTTTAATGAAAACGTCCCGCAAGATCTAATTACATACCTCGCATGAATAGTATTATCACGCTAGACTGCCAAGAAGTCCAAGACAACTTTGAGTTTGTATTCTCCTTGGTTGAGAGAGGTCACACCATCAAAATTATGCATCCCAATGGCATTTGCATGATGACACCACTCGTCACTAAGGACAAGGGATCTGAAATAAATATACCAGACCCTGAAGAATTTGTGCCCGATCCCGCTGGGGTGCAGGCATACGTTGCAGAGTCCCTTGGAGAAATGACGCAAGACTTCTAACATGAATAAGATTCGGATCACTAACTCGTTTCACAATCTTAAAGACATAGGTATAGTCCAGATGTATTTTATACAAGGCATACCCTTTACATTTGAAGAGTTACCTGCTCCGATGAAGGAAATGGAAGAAGTTAAACTAGATGCAGATACTGCACGAGAATATACCTTGGAGGATCTATACCAAGCATCTGATTATCTTGTGTTGGAGGGTTGTCATCCCATCCTATTTGACCTTAGTGATTGGATAGAAAATTATGAGGAAGTCCCTGACTGAGTATGAGTTTAACGGCAGACCAGTCACAGCAGTAAATCTTCTCCTCCTTATTAGTGAGATGGAGGGCACATACCAACATCTCAAATACATGGGATTCAAAGAAGACATGGACATCATTGACAAAATGAAAAAGACTTACTATAGTCTCTACTTTAAGAAAAAAAAGGAGGAGAAAAATGCCTAAGAAACAGTTTATCTCAGAAAAAGGTGACACTTGGGAATGGGAAGAAACTCCTGAAGTTGTCAAAGCAGTGAAGAAACTCCATGAATCAAGCAGCACTGACAAAAAGAACAGTTGATGTAAGTAACATCACTTGGGATGACGTATTTGACAAGTTAGAATACGACAAGGTACAAAAAACTTTCACGGTGATCGCACCAAAAGTCAAACCTGAAGAAATTCTTAACGAGACAAGTGAGGTCATCTTACATAAGGGATCTATGAATACCATGATCTCTGAGGGAAGTTATATTCCTTGGGCAATGCGTCCTCTTGCAGAGCATATGAAAGTTTCCTATGGGATGAGAGAGTTTCATCAATATGTCTCTCTTAGTGGTGGATCCAGCACATTTGGTAGGCACAATGATAACGTAAATGTAATGATTGTGCCAATTATCGGAGATATCGGTTATCTTGTAGATGGTCTAGGCGAAGTTATAATGGAGCCAGGGGATGTCTTGTATATACCTAAATATGTGTATCATGAGCCCCTTATATTTGGACCAAGAGCAACATTGAGTTTTTCATAACATGGCAAAATTGTATGACACCATTTTATGTCATTGCGACATTGGATCAGGGTTTTGGAGACGATCCCTGCAGACTCAAGACCTTGACGGTTGGTGTGGTACTTTTTTCCTAGATCCAGCAGGACGATTATTTGAAGTTGATTACAGTGACACTCAGGACTTTTCAAGAGAAGATCCTAAGGGTTATGTGCCCAACGGTTTGCATGGTAAAGTAAGACCATACTATGCTACGAAGTCAATAGAAGTATATCCTACGAAGTGGGATGCACATTACGCACCATTCCCTAGGATGATGCTTACATTTGTAGATGGTAAACTTGAGAGACAATTATGAAAATTCGGAATGCACTCCTTGCAGGTGCCCTGTTAGGATTGACAAGTTTAGCAGCAGTTGCTAAACCGACTAAAGGTTATTTTACATTCGATGCTATGGGGTGTATGCTCCTGCAAGAATGCACTGAAGGAGTCACTGAGGTCCACTCATTGCTTGATGTCTCCAGTCAATATGAAAATCCAGAGCGTTACACATTTGCTGCTCTAGAATTCAACAACATGTTGAATGCATTGCATCAGGTAGGTGTAAAAGTATATCTGGCAGATGAGAAGTATTTCCCAGTAGGACACCGTGGTGTTTATCATACTGTAAGCAACAACTTCTATCTGAATCGTCGATTCATGAGTCGCCCACATGTGCTCATGAGTGTAATGCGTCATGAAGGATGGCACGCTGCACAAGACTGTATGGCAGGTACTATTAACAATAGTATGATTGCTATCATTATGGATGAAGAGAAAGTCCCTCAGATCTGGCAAGACATTGCATCTGACACCTATAAGAATATGCCTAACGCTATTCCTTGGGAGAAAGAAGCATTCTGGGCAGGTAAGACTGAAGGCATGACAATGCGAGCACTTCAAGCATGTGCGCGGGGCAAAATGTGGGAAACTTATAGTCCTACTCCGCTCACCGATAAATGGTTGAGGCAGAATGGTTATAAATAAAACTGTAGCAAATCGTGTTAAGATTTCGTGGCAACTAAACGTATATCCCAATTAGATACGATTGCAGATGCGCTCGTTACTGGCGAAGCAATTCTTCCAATCGTTATCTCTGATCCTCTGATTCCTAACCGTAAGGCAAAGGTTAATCAACTATTCCGTGGTGTGAGCGCAGGTAGCGCGTCTGCTCCTGGTTTAGCTTTTGATTTGGACCGAGATAGTGGGATCTATCAGTCTGCCATCAATGAAATCGGTCTTGCATTTGGATCAGCATCTCTCTATAATACGAGACGAGAAAATACTGACGGATCCTCTACTCTGATCATTCGTGCTATTGACAGTGCATCTGCAACGTCAAGCATGGAAATGACACCACAGGGTAGTGGATTTTTCACTGTTAACGGTCCTATTATTCAGACTGACGCACAATTCTTCCTGCAAGGTGATCAAAACCCTGCAAAGAGAGTGCAGTTTAACGTTGACACTATTTCTACACAGTCTGGCACACGTCGTTTTGACCTTCCTAATGTAGGGACAAACACGAGCACAACTCTGTTGGCAAATGATACTTTTCAGACTGTTACAAACAAGACGATTATTATCAAAGACGGTGAATTCCAGATTACTGGATCTACTTCAACTGATAAAATCGCAAAGTTTGAGTGTGACGCCTGGGAGAGTCCTGGTCAACACACTTATAAATTGCCTGACTTTGGTGCTGCTAACACTCAGTCTACTTTGTTGGATGACATCTCTGACCAGAATGTCTTCAACAAAAACATGGTCAATCCCACATTCTCCAACACTCCCTCAACAGATGAAGAGAATGACCCCACAAGGTATGTGATCTTTGACTCTTCGTTGCTGAGCAATAACCGCACGGTTACCTTCCCTGATATGAATGTGAAGGTGGTTGGTGAAGCATCAACTCAAACACTAACAAACAAAGTTTATAGGGGTGCAGTCTTTGCTGACGTTGGTGATGAAACCAGAAAGATCCAGATGGATCTCAGCAACATTGAGGATAACCAAACCTATGCGTTTAGTTTCCCTGATGATGACCCATCAGCACCTTTGAATAATGGATCAGCATCCAATATGCTGGTTGCAGAGAGAAAAACACAGACTCTCTACAATAAAACGTTGGAGCTCGTGAAGATAAATAACCCAGACAACGTTAACGGTATCATCACGATTGATGCCAGTAACTTGACTGGTGCTCGCGAGATTCAATTCCCCGACGCTGACGCAACGTTGCTCTCCACTAATAACATTAGTGAAGTGGCAATTACCTTCGGTGGCGCACTCTCCGCTCCTGTGTTGGGTGGACAATTAAGACTACAATCATTTTTCCAAGCAGGTTGGTAATTAACAAATGACAGCAGGAAGACTAGCAGCTTCTAAACCAGGAGCAACTACAAATACGGTACTCTATAGGTGTCCGACTACTGTAACTGGCAGCACAGTTGTTAATGTGTGTAACCAGTCTGGTAGTGGTGCATCCTATCGGATGGCACTGAGAGACTACGATCAGGTGCTGCATCTGGATGGACCCGAATCTAACAACGGAGGATCGGCATCCAGTTATAAGTTTGCCAAGGGCAATCCTATCTCGGCATATAAAGTTAGGGTGAGTCCAGGATTCACTTATGCTGATGCTATTCCTGGCACGGAGTTTACTACTACCAACGCTGCTACTGCCAAAATTCTTGACATCTTCAAACCAACTGGCACGGTTACTTATTACACACAAGTAAAACCGATCTCAGCGATTCAACTTCAGGCAGACTCTCTTGCTGGCACACTCCAGGGTGGCGAAACTATCACTGGTGGCACATCTGGTTTCACTGCAACTTTCCGTGGTGGTGATCTTACCGCGTTGAATCTTGAGTATGCTTCTCTAGCAACTGGTGCTACATCATTCGCATTCTCCCGCACAACGGGTCTTGCCGATGGTATGTATGTTACTGTTGGTGCTGCTGATGCCACTGACACCGAAGTTGTTACTATCAATGCATCTGGTATTAACACTACTACCAACGTAGTTACAGTTACTCGCTCTGCTCTGGGCACAACTGCTCGCACAGTTCCTGCTGGTGTTGCATCTAACGCATGGTCTGCATCTGCTACTGTTACAACTATTAACGAAGGTGCAACTTACGCTGCTGGAGATGTAACTCTTACTGTTACTGATTCTACTGGATTTGTATCTGGTGGTGTTGTCCTGATTGATAACGAGCTCGCTTCTATTGACGCAGTTAATGGTAACGACCTGACTCTTTCTCGTGGTGTGTATGGCACGGGTGATGTTGACCACAACGATGGTGTTAACGTTACGCTGCTGACTGATAACGGCACATATCTTGTTAACTACTTCAGTGAAGGTGAGACAGTCACTGGTGGCACATCCAACGCATCAGCAGTGTTGGCATTCACCGCTAATACATCAGCAAGTATTGACAACAAGTATGTCACTACTACGACTGGTGTTTCTGCAACTGATCACATTTACGACGGCAACCTTCAACTCAACATTGACCTGACGTATAAGTTTGATCTGTCACATGCATCCAATACTGGATATCCTCTGAAACTCTCTGATAACGACCCTGAGGGTCCTAATGGAGCAGGAGGCACTGGCACAGAATATACTCAGGGTGTTAGTAAAGTAGGTACTGCTGGTCAAGCAGGTGCATATACATCGATTGCAATCGATGAAAACACTGCTATCACGATGTTTGCATATGCAGATGGCACGACTGGTAATCCTCCAACTGCAACAACTGGACTTGGTTTCGCTATCAGCGTCCAAACCAACCCAAGTTATGAAGACATTTACATCTACGATGTTGCTGGTGAAGCAATCGTAGCTGCAGATACTTTCACTGTTAACAACGTGACTCAAACTGTCCAGCAAGGTGGTATCGTTGCTGGTCCTTATGGATATGTCATGGCATGGGATCCTGCAAAAGCACACCTTAAGGTTGCTTTGGGCGAAGGATCTGCTGCATTTGCAGACAATACGGAATTCCTTGACACACCAACACTTAATAATGGCACCCGCACCATGGTTAAGGCAGTCACTGGTAAAATCCAGACTATTAACAACATTGGTGCTGCTGATGGATCTCGTGCTGCTGGCACATATTCAAACTTGACCGCAGATGCCACTGGCGCTTCAGGTGATATTGCTAAGGCAAAATTCACCGTTGTTGTTGATGGATCTGGTGCTGCAACTATTACCATCGTTGATGGTGGTGAAGACTTCGCTGCTGCTGAAACTATTCAGATCAATGACGCACAACTAGGTAACGGTGGAGGCGCTGCACTGACATTTGATGTAGCAACTATCTCTACTGCTGAGCATACGAGTCAAACAGGTTTGTATAGCGCAGAAGATTATCTCTACTATGATAATGCTATCGCTGCAAACGATACTGAGAAAAACTCTGGTATTGTTGTTGGTCCTGGTCAAAACCTTCTTGTCTACTCCTCTGCTGCAGATCTGAGTTACGTTGTTAACGGATTTGAGTCTCCTTCTGGTGACCTTGAAACAGTTAACATGACTAAGGTTGCTACTGAAGGTGGTGGCGGTGCTGCTCCTGGTGGTGGTGCTCCAGGCGGCGGTTGATCAGTCTTGACCCTACCATAAATAACCTTATAGACTAGGACTCCTATAGAAAATGGCACTAACACGTCTTAAGAATATCATTACGTCGAGGACGGGACGTATTATTTACGTCAACCCTGACGACTTTGATGCATCGGATGCATTTGACAACCGAGGTAACTCGGCATTGCGTCCATTTAAGACTCTCCAACGTGCCTTCCTTGAGGTGGCACGTTTCTCATATCGTGTTGGTCTGAGTAATGACGAATT